ATCTATGTTTGCGGCACCATGGTTAGATTGTTTTTTAATCATAATATTTGTAGGTGTAACAGAATCATTATCTCCACCACCACTAACTGTAAATTCACCACCTGCAGTACCAATAATTAAAGTTCTACTAGCTGCCATAAATCGAATAGCATTAACTTGGTTGGATGCGATTGTATAAATGATTGCATCATCATCTGCTACAGTACCACCAATGTTTGCATCCATGTTTTCATAATCACCAGACTTAGAAAAAAATACTGCTTGTGGCTGTGATAAAGTTGCTGCAAAAACTAATCGTTGTTCAAAGAATGATACGCAAGAAGGATGACCAGTAGTGTCTGAAAACGCACCTAAGTTCCAATCAGTAGAAGCACTAGATGATCCCAAGTCTACTAATATTTCTATGGTTACATTTAATGTATCTGTTCTTGCAGTTATTTCTCCATAACCATCTCTAAATCTAACCAACCTTCCAACATCTGTTGTTTGAAATCCTGTATCACCATTAATACCTGTAACTGCTGAAGCTGTTAAAGTTACACCAGTTCCTACAGTATGTGCTGAAGTTGAAAATGTAGTTGTAGATGTATTCGTATCTAAGTATGGACCATTAGTAAAATCTACTTCTGTTAATGTCCAAGAGGTATGACCTGTTCTTGCTAACTTCCTAGTTTTGTGATTAGGGTGTGTGATGTACATCACGTCAGCAGATTGTGCGAACTTAATATCAAAAAGTTCTGCAGTAAGATAAGGTGTAGATATTTCATAAGGAGATCCACTAGATAATATTTGACCATTATCTCTATAGAATCTCATGTACTGATTACCTAATTCTAAAACGTAAGTTTGTGTAGTTGAAAATTCAAAAGGTATTAATCTTGTTTTAGCACTGCTTGATTTTACTTCGGCAATAAAAGTTGTGCCGGGTCTACGAGCTGCAGCACCATGTGGATAGATAACCATGTTCTCAACAGTTGCGCAACCTGCAGAATATTTTGCTAAATCATTTCTACCATCTAATCTTGGTGATAACTCACCCGCTGTAAAGTTTGTAATTTGTGCAGCTACTCTAGCCATGTATTAGAACCTTGAGTTAATAAATGTACCAGCATCTATAACATCTGCCATTCCATCTTCTTGTGTAGTATTATATCCTTCAGTTGAATCAACAAATCTAGCATCTCTTAATTTTTCTTGATAAAGAGCTAACATATTTTGCTGCGTGGTATTGTTAGATGTAATAGCATAAGCTATGTCTGCAGCTAGTGCTGCTGATAATGTTTCTCTTAAATTTTCATCATATTGATTTGGATCTGTAACTCTTGAGATGTATAATATTTTCATTGAAGAGTTGTTAGATAATATTGATCTACCTTCTACTTTGTGATCTGAATCATAATCTAGTATTCTAAGCAATCTCAAACAATCACCAGGTAAATCATATTTAAAACTGTAACCCCATGCAGGAGTTGTAGTTGATTGTGCTAGTTCTAATCTTTCTTGTAAACAGTTCCAAGGATGTGATCTGAATACTGCATCTCTTACTTGAGTAAATCTTGAGTTGCAAAGTCTGGCATTTTTTGAATCTTCTGTAAGCGATAGGATTGTTGTTGCACCAAGTTGATTTAATGCTCCATTACAAATGTCTACTGTTGATGCCATACTACTTCCTTATAATATACTTGCGTCTTATTTGTCTATCTTTTTCTAACGCAAATATTTCTTTCTCTGTTCTCTCTTCTTTTAGATCAAATCCATAATGATATTTAGAATCATGTTTAAATCTGTCTACCAAAACATACCTATATACATAATTGTCTTTCTTAAAATGTAATACAGGTTTTAAATCTTTTATCTTCTTCATGCACTTTAGGCGGGTTCCACTCTCGCTTTCCCCGCCTAAAATTCTTTTTATTAATCTACAACGTACATCATAGTTAATTGAATAGTTCCAGTACCTGCAGCTCCACCCATAGTTACTGACACAGGAAGTCCATCCTTATCAGCATCTACAACTGAGTTTTCACCCAGTGCAATAGTGTTAGCAGCATTTACAGCAGTTGCTGAAGTAGAAGCAGCAGCCGCTTTGTAAGCAGCAGCAGCAGCACTTACAGCAGTACCAGCAGCATTGTTATGCGCTGCGTAACCTACTGATAGAGTAGTTGAACTACCTAATGCGTCATGTGCTAATCTACCAGATACAATTCTTGCACCATTTGGTAAATTAAACATTTCGATCACATCACCAGAAGCTAGAGAAGATGCTTCGTATTCTGCGAAAGCAACTCTTACTCTACCTGCTAGTTCAGTAGTACCAATTTTCTCTGAAGGAACATTCTGATTCCATTTAGTCTTTTGAACTGAATAAACTGTAGCCATATTTTCCTCCTATTATGCTTCGTGAGCTTGGACTTCTACTACTTTTTCTTCTTCCATTCTAGTAGCGCCAATGCTCATGCAGTAGTACACTTGAGTAGCATAAGATTTATCAGCTCTTTCGTCTATTCTAGCTGAAACATCTTTACCAACTGCTAATGTAATACCATCCTGTGCAAATGCGATACATGATCTTTTAGAAGATGCAATAGATAGTCTGTTTGATACAATAAAGTTAAAACCAAGGAACGAGTTGATTTCACCATTTGCTAATGCTTTAACAGTGTTGAAATCTGAACTTGTTACTTCAGTAGTACCTAATAAATCAGTGATTTGTCTAGGTGATACCACAATAAATCTAGCGATTGATGGGTCTACACTTGCTAAGTCGAACTTTTCTTTTGCAGTTCTTAACTTTGCAATAGTTAAACCATCAGTACCACTTTCTGTAATCTTCTGTGCAGAAGGTAATACAGTTGAAGTTGATCCTGTTTCGCCAGTAAATGCAGTTCCTAAAGCGGCACTGATTACCACATCATCCATAGCTCTACCCATAGCCATAGCTGCAGCTTGAGCATAAGATGAAGTCGGGTCTATTAAAAGACGTACTTTGTCCTGTTGGTCTATTAAATCCGCAAATTCGTAATCCGCAAGAGATACTCTTCTTCTTGCATGTGGAGTATCGATTTGAGGAGTGTCAGAATGTCTGCTAGTTTTTTCAATAGCAGTTACACTTCCTACTTGATCGAAGAAAGCATTTTTTCCGACAACAGATTCAAGACGTACTTTGTCTCTTAATAACGATCCCATTTGTTGAGAAAGCATTTGAATGTTAGCAGAATATTGCTGTACAAATGCTGTAGTTATTTGTGATGACATATTAGTCTCCCATTGTTATGATTTATGTTAAACAACAGAGAAGTTATCCACCTGCGTAGGCATCTCTTGGATTTAAAGTCTTTTAGACTAGAAGTCTATTCCTTCTTGTCAGTAAGGTTCTTTTTAAGAATTGTCTTACTTTTAATCCATTTATAATAATTTTCGCAGATTGGCAAGGGATCATTTTTTTGAAACTCTGTTCCATTTTCTTTTACGATCCTTAGTATCTCCAGTTTAAGTTCTTCATTGTTTAAATGATTATTTTCCATCATTCAACATCTCTCTTAAAGTATAAACTTGTTGAACAACTTTATCGTGATCTGGATGAGACTTGTTCCAATATGGACCATTAATATCATTGGTAATGCTTGATATTTCAGTTTCAATGTCTGCGTTTGAATTAACATTTTCACTTTCAGTTGTAATTATTTTATCTTCTGACATCATACTTGCTATCTTTGCAAAACCTTTTATTATTTCTGGATGATCACCAAGTCTAGTTCCATTTGATAAAGTCATATCTAATACTTCTGAATTAATATTTGCTTTAGCAATCGCACCAGCTTGTTTTACTTTAGCATCAAAGTCTCTACCCCATTCTTGTCTTAACACTTGTTCAGATTGAGCTTGTGCAGTTTCAGTATCTATCTTTGATTGTTGTGCAATGCCTTCCATATTATTTTTATAAAAGTTTAAAACACCTTCAGCTTGTTTACTATTTAAACCAAGTTTATGAGATTGTTCGGCAAAAGATTTAATTGCGCTGTCATCTATAGTTACAACATCTGATTTAAAATTTAAATTATATTGATCCGGTGTTTCTGGTCTACCAAGTTTTTCGTAGGCTTCTTCCCAAACTTCTTCTGTAGAATTTTTATTAGGCACAACTATTTTATCTTGACCAATCATTCTAGTTGCGTTGATATAACTTTTTGCTAACGCATCTATCTCTGTAAATTTTTCTATACTAGGATCATTTCTATATACTTCACTAATAGATTCTTTCCAAGATGATTCGGTTGGTTGCGGTGCAGGTGTGTCTGCAGTGGCAACTGTTGTTTGTGTTGCTTGTGGTTGTGCTTCTGTAGTCGCTTGATCTACAGGCACAGTTTCCTGTGTTATCTGTTCATTTGACATTTTTATTTTTCCTTGTTTTGCAGCATTGATTTAATAAATAGAAGAACACTGCGTTGTCCTTCCATGTATGCACTTTCATGGCTATCACCTTTTACATTAGTGGTAGAATGATAATGACATCTTTTTTCAAGATCAGCTAAGACTTTCTTGCCTTCGTCTGTATTGAATATGAATTTATAATTTGTTTGTAGTTCTTTTATTACTTTCTCTAGTTGTTTTGTTTCCATACTATTCCACTTCAGCATTTGCTAAAGCTCTTGCTTCTTCCGGCAATGCTTTCGCTAGTGGTGCTACATCTCCTGCGGCTTGTGCAACTTGTTGCATCTGAGCCATTTGTTGTTGTTGTTGTGCTGCCGCTGCAGCTTCTTCTCTTTCTGCATTAACTTGTGATTGTAGTTTTAAAACTTTTTGCGGAACTCCTACAAGATCAGCAACATGTTTAACTAAAGCATCAAAGTTAATATAATCAAATACTGGAGCTACATTAGCAAGTGATCCTAATATTTCTATACCTCTAGTAATTGATGAAAGCTCTGTAGATTTTTGTGCTTTAGCAAGAGGAGAAACATATTCTATTTCTATGTCTTGACCAGATAAAAATTCTGGTGCAGGAGCAAACTGTCCTCTTCTAAATAAAATATTAAAACATCTATCAATCATTGGTTTCAATAATTCTGATTGTAATCTACCTAACACTGGACCTAGTAATCTCATCTTCTCTTCGTTTCTTTGTATAACTTCTGTTGCTGTCATTTGTGGACCTTGTTGCAACATTAATTGATCTACATAAAATACATTTCTAATAGCAGTTCTTCTTTGCTCTTCCATATTTAAACCTAATGGATTGTTTGCACCAATGTTTAGTGGTTCAATTCTATCTCTTGTACCACTTCTATAAAAATTTAATCCACCCGGTACAGTTCTAACTGGTAATAAGAAACCATC